AAAACAACCAAAAATCTACTGCGGAAGCGGTAAGAAAAAATCAGACACTTGGCTACAAGCCTCTATTAACTTGGACAAAATAAAAGAACATATCCAAGAGTATAAGGGTAGCCGTTTTATCAAAGTAAACATTAACGTAAAGGCAGAGCCAGACCAATACGGCAAAGATGTTTCAATTTCAATTGACACCTGGAAGCCAGAGGAATCTGAATTTAAGCAAAAGCCGAACACGAAATTTACCCACGATAACACCCCACCAAATGACCTTCCGTTCTAATGGCTAAACTAATTCCCCTTCCTAAATTACTCAAGAAGGCTCAAGACAAATTCAACGCTCATATCCGAGAGCGAGACAAGGAACTTGGTTGTATAAGTTGTGGAGCAGAAGTACAACAAGCAGGACATTACTTTTCACAAGGGCAACACTCTGCATTGCGATTTGCTTTACCCCACGATATCGGTTATTTTAACACTAACGGACAATGTATTCGCTGCAATATGTATCTATCTGGTAATTTAATTAAATACCGGCAAGGATTGGTTAAAAGGTATGGCGAAGAATTTGTTTTGAGATTGGAAGCAGAAGCCGAACAACGAACAAAGAAATGGTCAAGGGATGAATTAGAAATCATAATAGAAACCTACAAATGACACACGGCTCATTATTTAGTGGAATAGGAGGCTTTGACCTAGCAGCGGAATGGATGGGTTGGGAGAATAAATTTCATTGCGAATGGAATGAGTTTGGTCAAAAAGTCCTTAAATACTATTGGCCCGAATCAGAACTATTTACTGACATAACAAAATCAGATTTTACAAAGTATGCAAACCAAATTGATATTCTTACAGGAGGATTCCCCTGCCAACCATACTCAACCGCAGGAAAAAGACTTGGCAAAGAAGATGACCGCCACCTCTGGCCAGAAATGCTTAGAGTCATTAGAGAAGTTAAGCCCAGATGGGTCATTGGCGAGAATGTTCTCGGCCTTGTTAATTGGAATGGAGGGCTGGTATTCCACGAAGTGCAAACTGACCTGGAAGCTCAAGGGTACGAAGTATTCCCGTATGTATTGCCAGCTGTATCCGTCAACGCTCCCCACAGAAGAGACAGAATATGGTTTGTTGCCCACTCCAAAAGCAATGGATGGAATGGCAGAGAACGTAAACAGCGGGAAAGAATTGAAACTAATCAACGGCAGTTTTGTGAACATACGACCAAAGGATGGAATGAGATTTGGTCCGAGTCTAAACGACATAGCCAAGAAAGGAATGTTGCCAACCCCAAATGCGAGAGATTGGAAGGACACAGGAAATGCCGAGAAATTAGCGCAAAAAGCAATAAACAATCAAAGTTCAGTTCCAAGAGAAATAGCATTACGAACTGGGATGAGTGGCCAACTGTCTCCCCAATTTGTAATGGAGATGATGGGTTTCCCAACAGATTGGACTCTATTACCTTTTCTAAATGGCGAAAGGAGTCACTCAAAGCAGGAGGAAACGCAATAGTCCCACAAGTAGTTTATCAAATCTTTAAAGCAATAGAACAATATGAAACACTCTAACTCATTTTACTACGATTTAGATTTTGGAGAGAAAGCCGAAGATTGGGTAAAAAATGTATTCTCCGATGGCACAAAGGTCGAAGTGAAGTTTGACAGAATGGCTCACTTAACAGGGAATTTATTTATCGAAGTTTACTCAAGAGGCAAAGCATCGGGGATATCTACCACTCAAGCCAACTACTGGATATTTTTAATTAAAGAAAAATCCTACTCTCTCATTGTTAATACGGAAAAATTAAAAGAACTTTGTAGCATCGTTTATCAAATAGAAGGCTTTGTTAAAGGTGGCGATAACAATACATCCTATGGAGTTTTAATACCAATCAAACTAATACTATGAACAACCACGAACAAGCAACACAACTAATTGAAATGATTTGTGAGGAATACGGAATCACAATGAAAGATTTGAAGAAAAAGAAATCTGGCTTTCCCAATAGGTCAGTATCAAGAAAAGGCAAAGATGTTAGCCTAGCCTCAATAAGACAAGCACTTTCTTATTTTATCTTTATGCACTTTCCGTTAAGAATAAAAGAAGTGGCATCAATGGTTGGCTATTCTGACCACTCCCCATTATCTAGCCAACGCAAAACAATTGAATACTACATTAAAACAAAGGACTTTTATTTTTATCCTTACTATGAAAAAGTAAAAGAATATGCTAAACAAATTGGTATCAATACTGATGTTAAAAGGTTAATTTTACATTTGTAAGATACGAGAGCGATATTGATTTTTTAAGCAATTTAAAATACTATGAAAATGCCAAAACGATTCGTTGATACAGATATCTGGGAGAAAGAATGGTTTATGTCTTGCACACCAACAGAGAAATGTTTGGTTAAATACGTAAGGGATAAATGCGATTTAGCTGGTATCTGGAAGCCTAACTTTACTCTAGCAACTTATGTAATTGGAAGCAAAGTAGATGAAGAAATGCTTTTAAATATTGATAACGGAAATCAGTTTGAGCGGTTATTAGATGGAAAAATATTATGCATTGACTTTGTAAAGTTCCAATACGGAACAGAGTTAAACCCACAAGGTAAAGGATTTAATAAGCCAACGGAAGAACAAGTAAAAGAAGAAATGTTAAATAAGTGGGATGAAAAAACCGCCTCGTATCAAGCCAAACGATTTATTGATTACTACGAAAGTGTTGGATGGTTTGTAGGTAAAAACAAAATGAAATCTTGGAGACACTCGGTTAGCGGATGGATAGCACGAACAAAAATAGAGCCTTCAAAGGAATCAATCAAACAAAAACTTTCTATCTTAGGAAACAAAAAACTATCTGAACTATGAAGAAGAAAAAGAAAAAATCTTTATATGATAAGATAAAAGAAATCTATGAAAAATATCCCGAAAAAGAACAACCAATAAAGAATTGGGATAAAGGTGGATTTGTTAATGATGAAAAATATAAACAACCAATAAAGCACAAATCAAAATGAACAATCCCGCATTTGAGTATTTAAGACAATTCAAAAAAGTATCCGATGAATCGGAAGAACTTGTAATGAAGGTTGTAAAAAAGCGTTACCCAGAAATATCTTTGAACGAACTTGTCAATATCTTTGAGCAAGGTATAACTGGGGATTTCGGTAAAGTGTATTCAGCAGACCCCGAAACACTTTTAGATTGGGTTCGTACTTACACCAATAGAAAAGGCAATCAACGCTCCTATTACGAAACTCCAATACTTACTCCAGATGTTACAATATATGACCAACGATATCCAGAGAAACAAGAGGATTGGAATAAGGAAGTAAACAAAGGCTATACCGCTTATTTGAATGGAGTATCTACAAAAGAAATGCACCCCCATATCTACGATAGATTAATGGTGGATGGCAAAATACAAATGAATGCCTATCTTAAATACTACCAAGATAAAGTTGATGAAGCGAAGCAAGATGACCAGAAGAAACCACTTGCTGAACTTATGTTAGTAATATATTCAATATTAAAGAAATGAAAAGATATATTTCTTTTTCTGGCGGTGTTGAATCAACTACAATGTGTTTATTATATGGAAAAGGGGCATCAGCTATTTGGGTAGATACTGGAGCAGAACATAAAGAAATGTATGAGCGAATTGATTACACAGAGCAAAAACTAAAAGAGTATCATAAAGGAGATTTTGAATTAATAAGGTTAAAAGCGGAAGCCAAATATAAAGGCGAGTATTATGATAGTTTAGAAGATTATATTATTGCCATTAAGTTTATGCCTTCCCAACAAAGAAGATTCTGTACCATTGAATTTAAAATTAAGCCAATAGACAATTTTCTAAAAGATGATTGTGAATTGTTAATCGGGTTTAATTATGATGAACAAGGGAGAACAGGAAATTTGGAACAAAAGACCAATATTAAATATAGATACCCTTTAATTGAAGATGGATTAACCAGAGATGATTGCGAAGATATTTTAAAGGTAAATAACTTGCACCCCAAGTTTCCTGTTTATATGTTAAGGGGTGGGTGCAGAATGTGTTTCTTTAAATCAGAAAAAGAGTACAGAGCAATGTATCACTTAAATAGAGATGAATTTGAAGAAGTAATGAAATTCGAAGAAACGATACAAGACCAAAGGCAAAAGTTCTATTCAATTATGGGGAATGGGAAAAGCCTTCGCCAATTATCCGAAGAATGTAAAAATGAATTATTTGAAACTAAAACTTTATATGATGACTATAAAAAAGAAGGAAAATCTTGTGGAGCATTTTGCCGAAGATAAAGAAAAACAACCTGCAAAAAAGCAAACTAATATTTATTTAAACCCAGAAAGTTTCTATAACTTGTTTATAGG